AATCTGGATATTCTTTTACCATTTTTTCTATGCATGATCTTTTAATCAACATAAATCCTGTTGCCGCATCTAATACTTCAGCAAAACCTTTTTCTACATTTATGTTATCTTTATCAGCAAAATTTAATACATAAGGATGACATAAGTTTTGATAATCTTTTTCATTCTTAATTAACTCTGGCATCATCTTCCAACTAATTAATTTCATTGGATAAGGAGCACAGATAACATCCTTGTCATACTCAAAGTATCTTTTAAGATTATCTGGACTAAATCCTATATCAGCGTCTATAAATAATAAGTGCGTAAACTTTTCGTTGTCTAAAAAATTAGCAACTAAAGTATTTCTAGCTCTTGTTATTAATGACTCTTGACCAAGAGTTTGTACGTTTAAACCTATTTTGTTTTCTAAACAAAAGTTTTGTAATTGCAATATACCATGAAGATAATCCTCTGTGAGCATTCCTCCATAACAAGGTGTTCCTACAAATAATTCTATCTTAGCTGACACTTACAGATTCACTACCTAAACTTGCGGTCAAAGTCAAGGATGACACTAATAAAGTAGCATTATCTGATTTAAAAGTTGATGTTATTTTTCTGTCGTTAGCAGTAACACCTAATGATTGTAACAATACATTAACTGAACCATTTTCTAATTGTTCAGAAGGATTTAATTTTTTTGGTGTTCTTGCGTCTTGTAAAGCCTGTGCATCTGGTTTGTGTTTTCTAGGTTCAAGTTGTGGATGTTTAGCCTCAAACTCAGACCTATGTACAAAAGAACCATTCCATTCTTTTACCATTTCTTTGTAAGGAAACTCCATACCACTCCTATCTGATATGGCTTTCGCATATTTACCGGTAGCAAAAGGCATTAAATATTATACCTTAAATCTGGTTTAATAATCATATCTACCTTTTCTCTGTTGTCTTCCATAGCTCTTTTTATTTCTTCTTCATACAACAGTTTAAGTTCTTGTCTTCTTTGTATTTCTATTTGTGGTCTACGCAAAGCTAAATAATATGCAAGTCCACTTACAGCACATGGTAAGAATCTATCTGGCATATCAACTGTTTCAGTTGAAGCCGTAATATCTTGTATTCTTCTTCTTTCGTTAAATTTAAAAACGTCAGCACTATCCGGTGTTGGATAGAGAAATACTTTTGGTGTAACTTGTTTATCTAAAAAATATTGTGAAGGTCTACCAGTGTCTGCCTTGTTAGGTATTTTTAAATAATCGTCTCTGCTTATTCTTTCTAATTCAAAATCTGTTATTGAAGAATCTGAATTAGTTTTTTGTATAACTGCCTCTGTTATATCAACTGTGTGACTGTTAAGTGTGTAACTAGCTGTGTTAGCTGTTAAAGTTTGAGTTGACTCAGTTACTGTCCACAATTGTATATTTCTATTACTCCACTCTTGTAATAATAAATTTAAAGACCTTCTACCTACACTGGCTTCTTTACCTGTTTGAGGTTCTCCGCCAATACGAGCATAAGCGTCTTCTATAATTTCATCTACAGCAAGTGTAAAAGTTCTAGTTCCAGAGGTAGCCATACTAATATGTTTTCGATAATTTTAAAATAATTGTGTAGTGGTCTCCATCAGTGTGACCTGTTGTTGTTAATAATAAATCACCATTAACACCAGAACCTGCGTTATTAGTTATGCCACCAAAATCTCTAAAATCCATATAACCTTGTGAAGTGTGTGCTCCATTAGAACCTAATACTTTACAAATAACATTAGACGATGCATTCCAAAGTAAATCTACTCGCATGCCAAATATATCGTAATATATTTCTTCTACATTTACTCTTGAGCAAGCATCTCCATGTGTGTTTGCCGCTAACGCTGATACGTCAACTTTAGCAACTGCACTTTCACCGGAGCCGTCAGATATATTTGTAAGTTTTACAAGTATATTTTTTGCACCAACATTATCACCTATAATTTGCGAAGTTACTGCATCAGCCATTCTTACCTCCTATAATAATTAATTTAATCTCGCTCCTAAAAATTAATAGGAGCGAAGATATTGTTTTACAAATATTCATTAGTATACTGAGTATTCAATCTCAAGTGTACCACGAAAAGCTGTTAAAGCTGTGTCACAAGTTGAACCTGCACCTAAGTATAAGTTTTTACTTGCTATTGCCGCAGTAATATTTGGAGCGAATACATGGAAAGTTCCCGCAGTTGCATCTAAATCAATGTCAACTTCTGTTACTGAATCAGTAGCAGATATTCTTGGGTTGAATGATGCCACGCCTGCACCTACTATTTCTGTTCCAGAAGATATTCCAGAGTTTGTAGCTGTTCCAGATGTTGCACTTAATTGTAAGTTAGCTAAAGAGTTAGCATCACTTGCAGCAGCAGTTGTAACACCAATTACTACTTTGTGAATGAAAAACTTACTTGCTGTTACTAAAGCATCTGGGTGGTCTGTATTTAATTCACCTAATTCTACTAGAACATCATTGTCAGCATAAGTTGTTGACGCTGCATTTGTGCCAGATAAATCAATTGCAAATGTTTGAATTTTTCTAGTTCCTAATGAAACTAGTTGTCCAGTTGAGTTAATGTTAACTCCTGTTTCTGTAATAGCACCAGAAGTGCTATCTTTATTTATTACTTTAAATCCGGCTTCTGAACGAACCGGGCCATTAAAAGTTGTATTAGCCATTTTAAACCTCGTAGTTAAATTATATCATCTCTTCTACATCGTCTGCTAGGGCAGTTGATATAATTATTATCCCTAGAAAAGAAAAAAAAGGAGGGGAAAAATCCCCTCCTAATCCGTAATTTATGCTCCCGGTGAACCGAAGATACATCTCCAGTCTGAGAATCCAAAAGAATATCTTTCAGATGCTTTGAAACGCATATTTCCTGTTTCAAAATCTGGCTCCATAGATGTTTTCAAAGGTCTTCTTTGGAACATCTTAAGTCCAGTGTTACTCATGTCAGTTAAGATAAAGAATGCATCTGTATCAGTTAAGTAGTGATTTACTACATAACTTTCTGGAAGCATGCCCATTGTTCTTAACGCATTTGTGTCGTTATCAGCAGTACCAACTCTTAGGTCACTCTTCAAAATTCTTTGAGCAGTGAACGCAAGTTCTTTAGGTATTACTAGCTTTCTAGCTTGTACCGCTACTGGGATATTTCTGTCATCTGCAAAACCGCCAATTGAAATAATTGCGTTTTCTAAAGATGATTCAGAAAGGTCAGCAGCCGTAGTTGGCTCGTTAGCTTGGTCACCTGCCGCAACAGTTGGGTGGTCAGTGGTAATTAAAGGTTTACCATCACCGCCCGGAAAGCTAGTGCTAAATGCATTGTTTAATACATTCGCTGCTTTTACCTGTTTTGTGTAAGCCATTGAACGAGCTAGAGCAGCAGTATATCTTTTTGATAAAGTATCATAAAGATTATCTTCAACCGCTTCTTCAGTGATTGCAAAAGCAAGTGCAACTGTTTCATGCACATATCTTGCAGTCCATTGTTCTGAAGCAGTATCAAATTCTACTGATGCACCCTCTGACTTAGTTGGTGCAGCACCAAAACCTGTGATAAGAGTTTCCTCTTCAAAGGCTCTGTCTGATGTTTCTTCTGTAAAGATTTCAGCGTGTTCACGCTCCCATCTTTTGTACTCCATACCGAAAAGGGCGTGGAGTCCCGGTTCCAACTCTTTTACAAGTTGGGTTCTTGATATAACAGCCATGTTATTATTCTCCTATTATACGCCCACAGTTCCATCAGCATCAATATGTTGGTTAAGTTCATGTTCATGAATTGTAACCTCAAGGATACCATTGGTTCCGTACGAGTTTTTTGGACTATCAAATTTACGAAGGATTCGTAAGTTTGCAGTACCAGTTCCTGTTGTTCCACTAACTTCTACTCTACTTTGTCCAGTAAGAGTATCGCCAGAGCCGACAACAATGTCAGCTAAGTTGCCTATGTCTGCAAAGTCAGCAGAACCTGCTGATTGCACGGCAAAAACGATGTTAGGGTCGTCATAAATGTAAGCAGTGACATCGCCACTTGCTTGAGTAGTAGTTCCAGTTGGGAAGTATTTAACAAACTTAACTTCTCCGTCTGATGCAGTATATTGAGCTCCTGCGAATACACCTAATATTCTATTTCCTGCTGCTGCTACATCAATGTAGCCAGTACCAAGTAATTTTACACAATCACCATTAAAAATATTAGATGATGTTCCGCTAGCTATTTTATACTCATTAGCACGAATTTGTCCGCCTGTTAAATGTCTCACTGGTTTCATACCGAATGCGGCATCTACATTAGCCATAATTATTCTCCTAATTGTTTAAATAGTTAAACCCGCACTCTCGTCTAAATTATTCTGCACCTTTCTTTTTACCATAAGATACAGAACTATTACGCCTTTGTGTTATTGGCATTGATGGATTTTGTTCTTTTAACAAATCATTGTCAACGGCTTCTGTTTGCATTTGAGTTTTATTTTCAAAATACTCATTTTTTGCATCAGCCATTTCCTCTGAAATCTTAGCTAGAACTAAATCCCCACTTCCAATCACGCC